CTAATGTACAACTTCAACGCCGAGATATCTTTATACACCCTCCCGACGTTGGGTGTCAAGTTAACGACTTGAAACGTGTATTAACGCTACAAACGAACAGAAATGCAAAACGGGGCTTCTGTTAAACCCCGGCATTAGGATGCCCCAAATACACGGCCCTTGGCAATAAAATCTTAGGAAGCAATTGGTCCTGATTATTTGCGAATACCGACGGCACGTAAGACGCTGTGTCCCCTATTGTTCGGGTAAAAATAGGGGCTATAGTGTGGAATCCAAATCGCGATTCATCAGACAATCCTACGTTGAGGTTTAGGTACATCATTGAGTCGCTCACAGTGGGTGCACGCGTCTCTATTACAATATGAAGATAACCCATATCTTCATGGGGTGCAGCCAAAGAAAACAACGGTGGTCTATATTTATTAGGGCCTCCCACGAACTTATAAGCGTTCGTATCCGGTATCAAAAACTCATAAGTGCCCCTCTCAAGCCCTTCCGCAGAATTATTGCTGGACATGAGTAACTGAGGTCTATACGAGTCTAAAGGTTGCGTCCCACTAAAAACTTTTTCGTTATACTGCGCCATCACCAGTGAACTGATAGAGGAATTGTTCAAATCCAAAATGCTAGGAGGTAAATAGTAGGCATTCACGAAAACGGGTCTCTCGCATCTGTATTCTAATCTAACTTTGAAGCCCACACATGATTTGCCGTGGTACATAGAAGACACTAAAGCTAGATTGCGATATTGATGGCTGTCCTGCAACGGGAGACTTCTCTGCTGCGACTCGGCCACCAGAGTTGCGAGTGGTATCGTTACCGTTGACGCTCGCTCTCCGTTAATAACGAAGTATTTACTGTAAACGTTATAAAGACGTCGCATAAGTGGTCTTATATCTACATTAGGCATCAACCTATTATGATGACTCACGATGTCATTGGTCTGTTGGTACTGAAAACCATCGTCCTGCTCTTGTGGCTCGTTCATGGGAACAGTGCATGCTGGCATGCACGCTTGAGATCCTGATTGAGGCTCCCACTCCAATTGATTCCTATTTGGAGCCTGCGGAGCTGAGAAAAATGAAGATGAATTTGGAACTACTCTATCCAAACTAATATTCTTATGCATATATCCGTAAAACTGCAAGCCTTTATCGATGCTGGTTTGAGAACCCCTCATGTATACATTGATAGTAACTTGATTAGGACTTCCATCACCAATAACAATGGGCTGTGCTAGATATATGATGTACATTCCGTGCATCATAGTCTCAGTGGATTCATCCTCAGCACAAGGCATCAGTTCATTTTTGCACAAGTAAGGCAAATCAACGCAATATCTCTGCGCTCCTGCCGAAAATTCTAATAATTGTGAAGGAGCATTCGATAAAGCTGCCATAGAAGGCAAATTGCCAGATAACACGTTCCTAGCTGGAGCATAATACTTAATAACTTTTAACTTAACATGTGTTTTGTTGTTCATGACGGCCTCCAGAGTGACTGTAAGGTCGCCCCTCCAGTACCTATGCAACGCATGTAATAATTCTAAGTTATTCGCACACACGTGAGTTTGTTTCGCCGGATTTGTAGCGTCGTAATAAGGTTGAGCGCCTATTCCACCGCCTTGAAAAGGGGATATAGGCCTGGACCATACGGGAGTGCCAGCTGGGGTGTCCACAGATAAATCAAATGATCCTAAATACTGCCTTTTAGAGGTTATGTAGGCTATATTCATTTCGTCATGAGACGTCCCGAATATAGGCTCATTATAGATTCTATTATATTGTGACATTGGATCGATCTTCTCAAAGAATTGTGGAATGTCAGTGGCGTTTCTATAATTGTTACGGGTCTGCATGATCCTGTCACCAACTATTGGTATATTAAAATTATGCAATCCCGTGTACGTTCGGATGGTGCCTCGAGCGTAATCAATTGCGTCTCCGAAAATAGGGTACAACGACTTCGCTCCCGCAGATCCTATATCTAATAATCCCGTCAACGCTCGTTTCCATAAGGGGGGTTTCGGTCCACCACTTTGAGGTAGCCATTCAGATTCATCTATAAACCTAGGAGTGGGAACTGCCAATTGAAAGCCGGTAAACACTGCCTCTATGGTTACAGTTAAAGAGGTCACAGCTGCTCCTGGCCTAAGAGGATTCAACACCATGCAAACAAGGGTTGCATAAGAACAAGCACCACCGTCGTTGGCGTCAAAGATAACCTGGGTGGACATAGGTAAATTATTTCTGTCTGCTGCCGTGGCAGTAGCCAGATTAGCTATAGTAGTCTCGCACATATCGGTATTACAATACCATGGAACTTCCAAAATGGCGGAAGTAGCTTCGTTAGCAAACAATTTAACATGGGGTCCGGATAATATTGTATTCACTAAATAAACCCCTTCTTCGCCAGGTAAATCGTTGTCAATTATGATACCAGGAGGCAAGACTCCGAACAACAAACACCCAGCATGTGTCAGTGTCCCATTCAATGCTATATGTAATTCCAACGATGGTTTCATCATGGCCCCTACACGTACGGCATTCCGCAATGATGTATTGGACAATATTACATCAGAAGGTAGGTGAGTCACTGGGGTTTTTAGCAACTGGTATTTGGTGTTAGTATCACTCCAGGCTATTTGGCCTAAATAAAATGGTCTCTTCAAAAATGGTTTCATATCCATCATATAATCTTCGGGTATATCGTACCCTGTTATCATTTGATTAGGAACGGCATTCACCACAGTGGTAGTCCGTGAGGAAATAGATGCAACTCTGTTTTCTACATGAGTTGATCCCTCGGATTCAATAATATCAACTGTGGATTTCTTATCTTCAATATATTTACTATCATTATTTTCGAAATGTGCTACGCGTATAATTCTAAACGGGCTGGCGTAATCACCCGTACAGCTGCAAGGTAAATCTCATCAATAGCATGGCGGTGCATAGCAGCAATACACCTCTTATAACCATATACTAAAGAAAAGAGCTATAGGTCGCTAACCTGTCCTCTTCTGTTAAAATTTCGAAGCGAGGACAAAACTCCGAAATTTTTGTATATTTAATTTAAATAATTCTTTTTAAGCAAGTTTAAGACAACTTCATAACCGTCGTCATCTTGCAGAATTTTAATCACTTTTTCTTCGGTAAATAATTCCGTAATTCCGCACTTGCTCATGTAATCTCTAAAATTTAAGAAGCAATTTCTACCATGCAAGAATGCTTCTATCAAAACGGCATTACACTTATCTCTCATTAAATCATCATACGTCAAGCTCTCACCGACTTTATCGATATTGTACCATTGTAAGGTGTTAAACATGGTACTTATTGATAATGCTCCAACATATCTTTTGAGAACGGGGTGGAAGATAATATTCCTCTTAAGGAAATTTAAATCCATCAGATTTCTCGAAGGACTAGTAATAGCCGTCTTATCTCCGTTAGTAACCGTCATCCCTAAACTTTCTGCTGTATCCTTAACAGTCAGTAAGTTATAATTTGAATCAATATCACTTCCAAAAATCTTATCGTCTCCGCACACATAACTAACCAAACTTAAGAAATCGTCTACAGTGACATCATTCTTATTCCTGAATAAGGTGAGAGCGACCAATGCCTTGTTCACCAAGCAGTTAACTAATAAGGTAACCCACGTCCCAGAGGGCAACGAGTGTGTCGTAGCGTATAATTCATCCGATATAAGAGTCCATGGCCTAGACAAAGTGATCATTACATAATTCAATACATCGGCGTTATCTCCTTTATAAATACGTATAAATTCATCTCTTATTAACAAAACGATAAGTGCTAATAACGACCCATCCCACTTAGAATAATCCTCATCTCCATGTACCGCTTTAGTTTTAAGATTACGAACCATTCTATCGAAATCTTTATATGGGTTGAACCCTACGCAAATTCCAAATTCATGGAGATGGTCTTTAAACCATGGTATCAACCGCCCTAATATTTTCTTAGTCCACCAAATATGGGGGAATGGCATAACTCTAAACAATCTCGGATCACTTTTCTTCGCTTCAGTTCTTAGTTCATCCTTAAGCGTTTCTCTGCAAACAAAATCATCCTCACAATATGTTTCATTTGCAGCGTTTAATTTAAACCTATTGAGTACGGCTCTTCCTTCCTCAGTAATTAAACGATTCTCAAAATCTAAATAGGCAGTTTTATCTTTAGCACAGGCAAACCCATTAGACGTATCTGACTTGAATCCTTTAACGTTCTCGCCTCCAAAAGAAGTCTCCTCATCTGATAAATCCGTGATACTGTCTGGTAAAATAGCGCGGATACACTTCCTAATATATTCAAGCTCATTATCAGTCACAGATCCTTGATGTTTAAAAGATTTCCTAGATAATCTAACCATATTCTCTTTAACCTCTTTCTTATTATTTCCGAAAACAGGAGGAACTTTAACTTCTAGTTCCGTAGGAGCTATTTCACCATTATCCTGTAATTCTTTAATAGTGTGATACATTTTACGTGTGTTTTCATTCATGCTTATATGCAATTCTGAAGGTAAAAAAGACGTCTTGACACACGTGGCTCCATGGTTAACCCATTTTGGATCTTGGTTGTAAGTTAACCGTACTCCTGAAAAATTTGGAATAATATCGTCTCTGACTTCGAAATTCCCAGATGTAGGGTGACTGAACATTCCTTCATTCAATTCTTGACAAAGCCATTCAGGGAAAACTTGGGCAAACCCTTCCTTGCCGTTCCCCGTAACATGAATACCAACTACTCGATCCTCACTATACACTACCGATCCGCAAAGACCAGCTCCTTGTACACCATACACCACACCGGCGCCTTCATGATGATCTACAATTCTAGTCTCCCCCCGTATTTTATATCGGTATGTAACTTTTTGGTGGTTTTTACCTAAATTAATACCAGGTACTAGGGGTATAACGCCGTAAGGTGAAACGAAAGAACTCAAATTGAATTTGTTACTATCAACTCCCCCGAATCTATTAAAAATTTTATAAAATGGTATAACATCTACAAATTCGCATAAACAGACATCGCTCGCCAAATAATTTTTGACCACTTTCACTCTAACACTCTCCATCTCTTTATGTCCCTCACGCATGTGGTCGTAAGATTGATAAATGTCAACCACGATATCATCAGGATTGACGTGTGAATTGGTTAAGAACCGCTTTCCTGAAACTATGATACAAGTATGAACCTGAGTTCTGGTGTCGACCATTATACGACAATGGTTCTTTTTAAAAGCGTTAGCGGATGTGGTGTTAAATTTCAATCCATTCATAAGGGATTGTGCTCTACTACTCGATTCTTCGAACTGAGCATAAGTAACATCGCAACCGGTCTTCCTCCCGAAAATCCAATCAAAAACCCCCATGCTAGCAGACTGAGGTTTCCTATTACTTGCTAGCAAACGCGACACACCGTAAAATAATATAGTTTGTGTCACTATAAGTAAGTAAATGTTAACCAAACTATGGAAATCTGTAGCATGAAACACTGTCGCAAAAACATCAACTAGTTTGTCTATCACATCATACGTGGCACGTGTCACACTGCCTATGCTGTCCTTAACATAATTACGGACCACTTCATACGATACTTGATTATCACCAATATAGTGCACAGGTCGTTCATCTCTGATTTCTGCTCTACACAAACCACACGTCCTTTGCGCTTCTGCGTTTCCTCCCTCAATAAACTGTTGACGAAGAACAGTACAAGTAGGACAAATAGTATGACCGCAAGACAATAACGTAACTGGAATATGTGTTGCTCGCGCTTCATCATCATCACTACCTGCCATATCTGAATAATTCTCAAGGCAAATAAAACAACAATCATTAGTATTGACGCGCCTCTCCTCCACGAAATCTCCTTGTATCAAATGTCTAAAGAATGTAAAACTATGATTCATCAACATTTTAAATTCAATCGCCGAATTATCAATACCTGAAATTATAATATCCCACAGTGGCATCATAATTCTAGTAAATAAAGCGTTGAATAATTTCTTAAATAAACGCTCCGTATGCACAGTTAAATAATTAACATACTCCTTAAATACAGCGACTCCATTTAGTACACTATTCCAGGATTCATTCATCTCTTCATATATTGTTTCGAATAATTGTGGTTTGTATCTTGTTAATTCGTCAATACACGTCAATGGATCGGTTAAGACTTTATCTATCGTAGTAGAATGATCTAAGTAGCCTACAGTCATTTCTCTATCTCTCTTATTAGATTCAACCAAATGGTTATATAATAAAAACAACCATGTTAGAGCGGCCTCGGTACCTCCCTCATCCGGAGTAACTACTTCGTAAGGAAATCTATCAAGACGTGGACAAAAATCTGTTGTCGTATTATTAGGACCTAAAAACTTTGGCCGCCAACTACCGCTTTGTTCATCATATTTACTGTATGATAATCTTTGGCTAAAAGTTCCCTGTCCTCGATTCTTCCCTACACTTATTAAATGCACACGCCTAAAAAGTGCATCGGGACAAGATATCCCATCTTTAGATGTAAAACCTCCCAAATGTTTGAAATTATTAGTAGTGCACAATATAAGTTCCGATTGGAAAAATTTTGTATTCTTCTTATCCGCTTGAGCACAATCTAAGGGATATTTTACTGGAGATACAAAATTTATAATAGTTCTCCACTGAGACTTCCCTTGTTGACCAACATCATCCATGACAAAAACATTTTGGTTCATGTAATCATCATAAAAATCTTTAGAAGTCTCAGAAGGTGGTACAGTGTGTGTGTAAACAGACTTATTATGCGTCTTCAGTAATTCAACAAATCTATTCATAAGCACCGATTTTCCACAGCCTGGCGGTCCATCGAATACGATGCATATAGGCTCATCTCTTGATGATACTGAATACGTATTTATAAATTTTACCAAATTCTGTTTATAAGCATTCCACGTCACGGAAAAATGCTTATTATCATTATTCCTTATATAATCCAAAAAACTATTATCAATTATTAAACGATTATACAACTCCATTACCTCATTCCTGAAAACGGGATTATGTAATATAGAGTTGTCTTTAATAAACTGTGTATATTGCTCAGAAACTAATAAAATATCATCATAAAACCCAAACGGCGAAAATAAATAATTAACTATATCAACGATAGGGTTAGATAATGATCTGAGTGATAGCAAACCTGGAAAGGAAAAAACATAATCTACCACAGCAATTAAAATATTTTTTATCTTAGCAAATAGGGTAGAAAATGAATGAGATGCATGTACCTTGACACCGGTTAATAAAGCGAAGTTCTTAATCTTTTCAAGTAAGCTGGATGGCAAGCCCATTAATGCAAATCCAGCCATCAAGGCTTCTAAAGACATATTTTGTGGTTCGTATTCTTCGTTGGTCATTTCATAATTAGCACTTCCATTCGTGCTTAACAAACTACTTATAAACGTAGTAAATTTAAACAAGTTATACAAAAATTGTATAACCCCATAAATACCACATAAAGCTGTTGCTGCGCTGAAGAAAATACTAATAATTAAATCTCCTAATTTTCCCCAATCTATCCTCGACAATAAACTAAATGACGAGGACAAATTACTCGAATAATATTTTAAGGAAGTAAACAGTTGGGCTATTTTGCTCCCTACGTCTTTAGTTTTATCATATAACAATCCAAGCAGTCTCTCTATGTGGGGAAAAGCCTGGGGCTTATACCAATCAGTCTTATCAATAACTATAAGATTGTCCTTATGTCTAAGTGTTTTCATAAAAACGCCATTTTTGGAGTATTTCTTTTTCAAATATTGCTTCGTGCATCTAAAAATTGTTCGCCTTCTCAAATGCACATAATAGTACCCTGACTCCACGTTTTCGATATACTTATAAGATGCTGCTTGATCATCATAAGGTAGTATATAATTCGTTATTACGTTTAATGTACTACTACCACCAATGCGTTTACAACTCTTAAATGATGCTTTTTGGTTGTGCATCTCAACGGTCTCGTGACTGTCGCTCCTTGTGGCCATAGCGTCACCCTTGGCCGGTTTATACTCATCGGGCTGAGATAGTGTAACACGAAAAAACTTTTCCATAGCGTAGTTATAAGAGGTGCACGGTACACCTGAGTAGCTAGTCTACTCCACTGATTTTTACAGGTTCACTCCTGGATGCTTTTTGGTTGTGCATCTCAACGGTCGCGTAACTGTGGCTCCTTGTGATTAATGCGTTACCCAAAATCGGTTTATACTCATCGGGCTGAGTAGGATTAATAATATAAAACTTATCATCCACACATATCGAAGAATGTGCAAACTTGCGAAGCTAGTCTTCGCCACTGATTTGAAGTTTACTCTTCATGCTTCCATCTTAAATAAAATGGGATGTTTATAGACAACTTATATTAATTTAAAAAATACTCCGCAACGGCGATCCAAACATAATGAACCGCCGAGACGTTTCAAAATAACTAATATAAGGAGGAATAAAATACAAC